AACATCTCCCTGCTTTATGTGTGGCAAAGAAGGTACGGTTGATGTCATTAGAAAAGACTGGCATAACTTTATGTGGGACTTGCCAAGAAAAGAAGTCAAAGAGTATTTTCCTTACCTAGATAAATCAGGTTGGGAACAAATCATCTCAGGCTCGCACCCTAAGTGTTTTGATGACTTGTTTGGAGAACAATGAGCCAAGTAAAAGAAAACAATACTTGTAAAGAGTGCGACAAGGTAACTTTACTAGACGGAAGAACTGAACTTTGCTACGACTGTAACAGAGGAGACATTTAGTGGTACTATAAAATTGTGGCTAGGTTTCATTCCCTGTACCTAGTTACAAAGCAGATATTGAAGCAGTAGCTTTGTTTCATTCATTCATCTAAACTCCGAAGCTACTGCTATCTGCATTAATAGTGAAAATCACTAAAAAGAGTTGCAATACATTTTATTTGTAGTAATCTTTGATTATGAATGAAATAAACAAGGAGAATAAAATGAACGAAGTACACGGTGTTATTGTTAATCACGAATGGGAAGTTGAGATACATTCAGCAGAATGTAAACAATTTTTAAATCCTAGATTGTCAGTACAAGATAGAATGAGCTATGATTCTGCTTACAAAGATAAGTTTGTTATAGAATCAGACTTAGATGATGTAGAGTACAGAAAAAGTTTACTGTGCCTAGTATCTGATAATTTTTGGGGTGGTTATGGTACTATTGCTAATTTAGTATTTCTAAAATGCACAGGTAAAGTTACTAGAAAAACATATCAAGATGTTGGTTTTACTTTTGACCAAATCAATGACCCTAATTATTACGGAATGTCAAAAGAAGAATTTGAAACTTATGTCAATAAGACAAAAGTCATAACTGAATAAATCTAACAAAAGCAATTAAGCCACCTACATTGGTGGCTTTTTTGTTATAGTAAACCTATGGCAAGTTTATCAAGCATAAGGTCAGGTCTCTCAACGAGACTTGCAACAATTTCAGGACTAAGTGTTTATGCCTATGTTCCTGATTCAATAGAGCCACCAACTGCCGTAGTTGGAGTTATGAGTTCAGTAGATTATGATTCTACAATGTCTCGTGGCTCAGACTCATACGAAATACCTCTTTATCTTTATGTTTCAAGAGTTGACGCAGAATTATCACAAGATTCTCTTGATGAATTTCTTGCAGGAAGTGGAAGCTCAAGTATAAAACAAGCAATAGAAGGAGACTCAACACTTGGTGGTGTGGTATCTTCTGCTAGAGTTGTTGAAGCAAGCAATTATGGTGTTTATACTATAAACAGTATTGATTACTTAGGCGTAGAATTTAGCGTGGAGATAATAACATAATGTATGAAGTAGTAAATGGCATAACAGTCGGAGATAAATATTTTGCTGAAGGCGAACTTATTGATAATAAAAAAGTACCACAGAAAAGTATTAAGTGGCTACTTGAACAAGGTTTGCTTATCAAGGTAGATAAAGCATATAAAGAAAAAAAATTAGCAGAAGCTAGTAAAGTAAGAGCAAGAGATGATAAAGGACACTTTATTGCAGACGACCCTTCCACCGAAAATAACGAAGCGTGGATAGAAAAGGAAGAAGAATAATATGGACAAAGAATTTAAGTCGGTAAATTTTGCTTTAGATACTGAAGCCGAAGGAAAAGTAGAAGCAGTATTCTCAGTATTCAACACAGTCGATTCAGACGGAGATGTTGTTGTACCCAACTCATTAAAATCAGCTTGGGGAGAGAATAAAGAAGTACCAATGGTTTGGTCTCACAAATGGGAGTCGCCTATTGGTAAAGCTACAATTTCACAAGACGAAGAAAAAGCAGTAGCTAAAGGAGAATTTTTCCTAGATACAGAAGCAGGACAAGAAGCATATAAACTTGTCAAAGCTATGGGAGACTTACAACAATGGTCATTCGGATTCCAAGTAGATGACGCAGAGGAAGGTCAGTTTACAAAAGACGGACAATCTACAAACGTCAGGTACATAAAATCTGCAACAGTTTATGAAGTATCTCCAGTACTGGTTGGTGCAAATCAATTAACTCATACGCTATCAGTCAAAGAACAAAAAGAACAAGATGTAAAAAATGTCGAATCGGGTCTTAGATTCACAGATGAAGCCAAGAGTGTGCTTAACACAATCGACAGTTTCATTAATAGAGCAAAAGAACTTACTTCTTTACGCTTAGAAAAAGGCAAAATGTTATCAAAGTCTGCTCAAGATTCTCTTATGCAGATTCAAGACCGAATCCAAGATGTTTATAACGATATAGACTCAATTCTTGGACTTGGCTCAGAAAAAGAAGAAGCAAAGCAACCTTCTGATGAACTAGACAAACTTTGGTTAACAACTCAAGAAGTCTTGGCACAAAGTCAAGGCATAACTATTGAAGGAGAAAAGGAATGAGTAAATTAACAGAACTCAATCAGGAACTCCACGCATTAAGAGAAAAACAACACGCTAACATTCAAGAAATGAAGGAAGCCTTCGAAGGTGGACAAGAAGTTTCAGTTGAAAAAAAGCAAGCCATTGAAGATGTCAATGTCGAGTTGGAGACTCTTAACGCAAAAGTAAACGAGTTAAACGCTCTTGAAGTTCAAGAAGCAAGACTTGAGGACGCATTAGAAAAAGGCAAAGAAGTTAAATCAATGCCTATCCACAATGACGAGCCAAAAGAAGTAAGAAAATCTCTTGGTGGTCAATTTATGGACTCTAATGCTTACAAAAGTTTTATGGAAAATGGACAAAAGAACATTAACTCCGAACTTAAGTGGAATCCACAAGTAGAAATGAAAACTACTTTAACAGAATCAGGTTACCCACCTGCAGTTACAAGGTCAGACTTAGTAGTACCAACTGCTACACTTGACCCATTACAAATACCTGACCTTATTGATACAATCACAACAGACCAGTATCAATACAAGTATTTGGAAGAAACTACATTCACTAACAACGCAACTGCAAAAGCCGAAGGTACGGCTCTTGGAGAAAACGCTCTTGCTTTTACAGAGAGAACAGAAGAAATCCGTAAAATCGGTGCTTTTATTCCTGTAACAGAAGAATTGTTAGCTGATGTTTCAGCAGTACAAGGTTATCTTGATTCAAGATTACAAACAATGGTAAGACTTGCAGTCTCAGACCAAATGGTCGGTGGCTCAGGTGTTGCACCAAACCTTACAGGTATCGTAAATAAAACTGGAATTAATACTTTCGGATACGGTGCTTATGGTGGAAACCTAAAAAGAATTGGTCAAGTTTATGAAGCAATTACTGAAATTCAGAAAGATAGCTTCTTAACTCCTGACGCAATTATTATGCACCCTTCAGACTGGTATCAACTAGTTACCGAAGTCAATGCAGTTACAACAAGTGGTAGCTTAAACCCTCTATTTGTTGGTGCAGGACAATTCGGTGGTGGCGTTGCACCTACCCTTTGGGGACTGCCTGTTGTATTATCAACAGAAGCAGGTGCAGGTACAGTAATCGTTGGTGTATTCGGTGGTGGACAAGCTATTCATATTGTCGCAAGACAAGGTATGGAAGTTGCTATGTCCGACTCTCATGATGACAATTTCGTAAAAGACATTGTTGTTATGAAGGCAACAGTACGAATGGGAATGCCTATTTATAGAGCTTCAGCATTCTGTACTATCACAGGATTCTAAGAAATTAGATTATGGCTTTGATGTCCCATTCCTCTTACGAGAGTGGGACATCTAGCAAAAAGGAAATTATGAAATTAAAAAAAGATATATGGAGTAACGACAAAGGCGAATGTGCTGAGTCAACTGAAGGCTTACCTAAAGGTTGGAATAAAGGAAAACTTATAGGCAAAGCAGGTCAAGATATGCACGAAGCAGATTACAAAGCTCTTAAGTTCGTTACAACAAAAGCAAAAGCACCTAAAGAAAATAAAGCTAAGTAGGTTTTAAGTGGCACAGTATGTGGACAAAACTGATTTAAAAGCATATATTGGTTTGTCAGGTACAGGACAAGATGACAATATCGATACTGCTATTGATTCAGCTTGTAGATTAATTGATAGTATTTGTGGGAGAAAATTCTCGCAAGATAGCACAGTTGTCGATAAAACTTTTACACCTAAAACTAGGTTGTACATAGATACACCCGACATTTCAACAACTACTGGCTTGATAGTTAAGTTAGATACAAATGATGACGGTAGTTTTAACAAGACACTTACTTTAAACACAGACTACATTGTTGAGCCAACTAATCCTAGAGTCATAAAGATTACAGGTGGCACAACTTACTATGAGCCTTTTAACAAAATTACAATTCTTGATACAAGAAGCTCAGAGAGATTTGACCCAACAATAAAAAACAATATTAAAATTACTGCAAAGTGGGGATATTCGATTGTCCCTGAAGATATAAAGACTGCAACATTAATACAAGCTCTTAGATACTTTAAGAGAAAAGATACTCCCTTCAATACTTACGGAGATGTCAATACAGGCGTTAGTGAACTCTTTTCACGTCTTGACCCTGATGTCCAAACAATACTTAAAGGACACAAAAAAGTCACTCTAAGTGGCACAATTCTATAATTATTTTTAAATAAATAATAAAAGCCTATAAACATTGAGCTTTTTTTTATGGATTTCTTAATAAATGCTTGCATTATAATCAAAGATTATATAATATATTCTTATGAATGAATTAATAAATACTTTAGAAAAAGCAAAAGCACAAGGTCGTAATCTTATTCTTAGTTGGGAAGAAGATAGCGTAGAAACAGTTTGTATTCAAGAAGAATATGTAGAATATTATTTAGACGGTATGCTTACTTTCAAAGAAGGCTCAGAATGTGGTAATCACACAGGTCAAAAACCAACACACCCTGATGTAGTCTTAAGAGCAGACAAAGAAGTTTTTACTTATAACCTTTGCCAAGATTGTATGAAGAAGTTCTAAACAATATTTGTTAGTATGTCTTTATGGCAACTAATAGAGATTTTACATTTTCAGGATTTACGTCACTAAAAAGAAAATTACAAAATGGTAATTTTACCTTAATACCTCTGCGTCATCTCATGAATGAACACGCAGAAGCAATTACAGAAAACGCAAAAAAGGTTGTCCCTGTTGATACAGGAACTCTTAGAGATTCTATTGATTTTAAACAAGTCGCTATGGTCGGAAGGTTGCCACAAAAAATTAAGATTGAAGCTACTGCACCACATTCTAAATTTGTACACGGTAAATTTAAAAGATTGCCTAATGGTTACAAGTTACCACCAAAGAAGAACAGAAAAAATTGGGGTGGTAAAAACTGGAGAACTGACCCACACTACCCACCAGTACAACCAATAGAAGATTGGGCAACAAGTAAAGGATTGAACACATATAGTGTGGTAAACTCTATTAGCGAGAGAGGAACACCCTTAGTTCCATTCTTACTTCTAGCTGAAAAAAATACTAGAAAAGCAAGAAAAAAACTTACTAAAAAAGCACAAAAGCAAATAGCATTGAGTTGGAAATTAAAAAAGTAAGGCTAAGATAAGGAGAGATATGTCAAAATATGGAACTGGTGGCAGTAAGCCGTCAAGCAGAAGGCGTAACAGAAGAAGGACAGGTAAAAAGTAAATGGCTTTTATACACGGTAAAGATACCAAAGTTTTTATGGACTCAACAGATTTGAGTTCTTATTTAAGTTCTGCTGACCCAAGTAGAACAGTTGATGTTGGAGAGACAACCACTTTTGGTAGCTCTAACAAAACATTCGTTGCAGGAGAAAAGGACGCTTCAGTTTCCTTCTCAGGATTTTTTGACGCTACTGCTGATAATATTATTCAAGGTCTAGTTGGAACTAATGATAAAGTCGCTCTCATTGGTTTTGACGGAGTTGACGCAACAGATGATTGTATGTTCGGCAAAGGTGTAACAACTAACTATGGGATTTCAAGTCCTGTTGGAGATGTTGTTGCAGTTACCTTTGACTTACAAGCAAGTGGTTTCTTTAGTGGAAGCGTTTTAGAAAATGCTACCGTTACTGCAACAGGTAACGGAACTGCTAGAGATAATGCTAGCTCTACTTCCAATGGTGGTGGTGCTTTTATAATTGCAACATCAGTATCAGGAACAAGTACGCCTACGTTGACTGCTAAGATTACACACTCAGCAGATAACTCGACATACGCAGACCTTGTATCTTTTACTGCTTTAACATCAGCAGGTGCAGAAGTTAAAGAAGTAGCAAGTGGCACAACAGTAAATCGATACTTAAAAGTCGTTTATACTGTTAGTGGAACAAACCCAAGTTTCAATGTTATAGTTGGATTTGGAAGAAATAATTAAAAGGAGAATATATGGCATTTGTACACGGTAAAGATTCAGTTTTCAAACTTGATAACTCAGGTGGGTCATTAACTGACATCTCAGCTTTTGTAAACAATGTTGATTTTCCTGAAACATCAGATGTATCTGAAACTACAACACTAGGTGCAGATAATAAAACATATATCGCAGGTCTTAAAGACGCGACAATCGGATTGTCAGGTCTTTGGGATTCTACTGCTGACGCTATATTGGGTGCAGTTGTTGGTCAATCAGCAACTCTATCTTTTGAATATAGCCCTGAAGGAACAGGTAGTGGCAAAGTAAAATATACTGGAGAAGCAATTTTGACTTCTTATGCCATATCAAGTCCAGTAGGAGATGTCGTAGGATATTCTGCCGATATGCAAGTTTCAGGTGCAATCACAAGAGCAACACATTAATAAGTAAAAAGGAGAGCTAGACGTATGGCTAAAATTTTAAACTTAGATGACATAAAGTCATTACCTGATGTGCCAACCAAGACTATTGATATTCCACAATGGAATGTCTCTATGAAGGTAAAAGGCATATCTAAAAAAATGCAAATCGAATTAGGTCGATTAATCAATGGCGAACAAACAGACGCTTTTGATTATCAAAAAGCACTTCTAATAGCAAGTGTGGTTGAGCCTAAGTTAACCGAAGAATCAATAGATGAACTGTATGAAAAAGACGCAACAGTTATTGATTTAATATTTGCAGAACTTAATACACTTAACGGTGTAGGAAGCGAGATTGAGTCGGCACTAGCCGAAGATTTCAAAAGCTAACCCTGACTTAGTATTCCAATTCAGATTAGCTCGTGACTTAAGAATGACAGTTGGCGAACTGCGAACTAAAATGTCATCATTAGAGTATTCTCAGTGGGCTACATACTACTATGTAGAACAACAAGAGAGGAACAAACAACGAGCTATGGCAGAAGCAGAAGCTAAGAAAAGGAAACAAAGATAATGGGTAGTTCAAATATCCTAATAAAACTTGTCCTAGAAGGATTTACTAAAGCTAAAGCCCAAATGAATAATTTGGGTAAGTCAACTGATGACTCATCAGGGAAATTAAATAAGTTTGGTACAGTAGCTAAAGTTGGTGCTATTGCCGTTGGTACAGTCCTTGTTAAAGCCTTAGCAAGTGCAACAAGAGAGTTCATAGAGTTCGAGGATAAACTCAACCAATCTCTTGCCATAATGAAAACAACAGAAGAACAACAGATTGCTATGGGCAGGTCTGCTAGACAAGTTGCAATCGAAACAAGAATTAGTGCTGATGAATCAGCAGAAGCATTCTTTTTCTTAGCGTCAGCAGGTTTAGACGCAGAACAATCTATACAAGCATTACCACAAGTTTCTAAATTCGCACAAGCAGGTATGTTTGATATGGCTCTTGCTACTGACTTAGCAACTGACTCGCAGTCTGCATTAGGTCTGACAGTTAAAGACGCAGAACAAAACCTTACAAACTTAACTAGAGTTACAGACGTTCTTGTAAAAGCTAACACCTTAGCAAACGCTTCTGTACAACAGTTCTCAGAAGCTCTTACAAACAAAGCAGGTGCTTCTCTAAAGGTTGCTAACAAATCTATCGAAGAAGGTGTAGCAGTCTTATCAGCTTTTGCAGATAGAGGTGTTAAAGGTGCAGAAGCAGGCGAGAAGTTAAACCAGTTACTTAGAGATATACCTAGAGCTACTGCCAAGAACAAAGAGGAGTTTGCAAAACTTAACCTACAAATGTTCGACTCAGAAGGTAAGTTACTTAATGTTGCAGACTTAGTAGAGAACTTAGACTCAGTATTATCTCCAATGTCTGATGAACTTAAAGCAAGTACATTAGACCAGTTAGGGTTAAATCGTGGTGTAGCTGACGCAGTTAAAATCTTATCAGGTGCAGGAAATCAAATACGAGAGTATGAATCTGCTCTTAATGACGCAGGTGGTACAACTCAAGACGTTGCAGACAAACAAGTTACATCTTTACAAGGTCAAATAGATATATTATCTTCTAAATTTACAGAGGTTGGTTTAGTTCTAATCGATAGTCTAAAACCTGCTTTAGAAGGAACAATAGGTTTCTTTGATAAATTACTCTCAAGCATACTTAGTGTTATAGACCCACAATCAGACTTCAACAAAAAGATTGAAGAAGGCAAACGTATTATGGAAGAACAAGGTATTGCTATCAAGAAGTCTGAACAATCTTATGATAAATACAACGTTGCAATAGAGAGTACCGAAGCAAGTGAGAGCGATTTAATTAGAACACATCAAGAGTTTGCCGAAGCTATGAAGTTCCAAGAAGCAATACAAAGAGATTTAATCGCTAACACACACGAGTTAGATAGAGAAACAGGTAACTTAAATAACACTAAAGAAGAATCAATCGAACTTACAGGAGAAGAAATAGAAGCAGAGAAGCAACTTACTAGGGATAGAGCAACGGCAGGATTGGACGCTCTTAGAAGTCTAAATGACGCTTATCAAAACCTAAGAGATATAGAAGAAGATAGATTAGACCTAGTAGATAAAGAAGCTAAAGCATTAACTAACTTAAATAAAGCTAATAAAGATTTAGAACAAGCTAATAGTAAAGTTGAAGAAGCTAAACAAAATTTAAATAAAGTAGCAGGACTTGGGGCAAAAGTAACTAACGAAGAATCCTTAGCTATTGCAAGGCAAAGAGAACAAATATCAGAACTCGAAAAAGTAGAAGAAAAGTCGGAGATACAAAAACTACAACTTGCAGTTGCAAGAGAACGCTTAAATGAATTAATTGAACAATCAACTGCTATCTCAAGAGAAGAAGAACAAGCCTTAAGAGATATTGAGAGAGCAGAAGAAGATGTAATTAAACAAACAGAAAAACTTAGAGAAGCACAAGATGATTACAGACAATCACAAGAAGATTTAGCTAAG